TCAGGCGGCTATGGCCTGTGCAAACAAGGCCGCGTTGCGTTGCGAGTCCGCAGCACCCAGTGGCGTATTATAAAATTGTTTATGATACGCACTTAAACCCACAGAATCAGTGCCCGCAGGCAAGGGGCTGGGGGCGCGTGCATACACCACGCGCGCCATGGCGCAGGCATACGCCAGATTCCCCACCAGCAAACCGGCGCTGCCCACCCCCGCATCCACCCCGCCGACCCTGCGCACCGCGGCCGCCAGAGCAGGCCGGAAGGCCAGAAAATTCCGCCAGCAGTCATCATGCGTGGCTGGCTCCATCTGCCACAGGCCCAGTGCGGGACCGCCACCATTCTGCCGGAGCCATACCAGCCCACTTTCCACCAGTGCCGTGCCGGTCACCAGCGGTACGGCGGCCGCCCCTGCCAGCCCGATCTGCGCCAGCACCGGACGCACCAGCAGGGCCTTGAACTGCGCCAGATCAAGGCCCTGCATGGGGCACCCCCTGTTGCGGCATATCCCACGGTTCGCGCAGGTGCAGCCATTGCACCCATATGGTGCTGGCCACCTCCTGATCGGAAAGCAGGGTCGAACCAACCGCCGCCCCCACAGTGCACAAAAGCCCCGCCACCACCGCCAGCTTGCGCCACCGGCGCAGGCTATCTTCCGCAAGCTGGTTCTGCCGCTTTTGCGCGCCTGTGTGTTCGGCAAGCTGCTGGGTCAGGCGGGTCAGGGCGTTGCGCACATCCTGCGCCTGAGCCGCCCTGTTGCGCTCGCGCTCCTGCCCCTGCGCCTCAATCGAAATCAGCCGTTCCATCATGGCGGACTGGCCGGACTTGAGTGTATCCACATCGTCCTCCAGCCCATCAAGGCGGCGGGCGTGGCTGTCCACAATAACGCGCAGGTCATCCCCCGCCGCGCAGGCTCCCGCGCACTGTGTTTGGGTCATTCTTTTATCCGGGCATAAAAAAAACCGCCCAGCCGGGCGGCAAAAATAATCAGCACACTGGTGCGGAGCTAGGCCGTGGCCGTACTCCCCTGTGTGCTGGCTGATGTGCTGGTTGATGTGCCTTGCGCGGCCTCATCCGCTGGAAGCGCGTAGGTCTGCACCTTGCCATCCTTGATGATCTGGTTGACCAGACTGCGCGCACTCCACGCGGCATCGGTCTGGGCAACCAGATCGGATGCGGCAGGGAGCCACGCCGGAGCGGAGGAGAACATGGCAACGTCCACCCAGCCAACGGTTGGGTCACCCCCAAGTGTTACGGTGGTGTTGGCATAGGCATAGTAGCGGTCAGGGTAGCTTGTGGCCCACCATGGTTTTGAGTCCTGAGTTGTCATCTTACACACCCGTTACAGAAACAGTAATTGTGACCGGCCCGGACCCTACAATGTAAACCTGAAAACCCGTGGCCGTTACGTTATAGACCGCGTTATCCCTGTCCACCCGCTCTCCAATGGTAATCTGGGGTGGAACAGGCGTTGCGGAAAACGCTATGGGGAATGTGACCGTATTCTGATCACTGACCGATACGGAGAAAGTCTGCGTCAGCACATTACCGATTTTTGTGTAATACCCACCCGCAAGCGTGCCGGATGTGGGCAGGTCGGACAGCACCGCCCCTGTTCCCGCCGGGCAAAGCAGACGCCCCCCATTGTATGCGGTCTGCGGCAGTTCGTAGATGGAAAAATTGGTGCCATCGTAAATATAATGCAGCATGGAATAATGCGACCCCGCATATTCCCGTAGGGCAATCTGGTAGATGGTACCGTTGGGGGATGTCCCCTTGATCAGATCCGTATCGTAGGTGCTGCCTGTAACTTCCGTATAAACACCCACAGTTGCATACTGGTTGCCAGTAATGGTCTGCTGGCCTGTTAGGGTGTTTCCCCCACTCAGGTTGGCTTTTGTGGTGTTCAGCGTATTGTCTGCTGCCTGCCGGGCGGTGGCTTCTGCCGCCACATGGGTTTGCAACGTGGCATCGGCACTGGTCCGGGCGGTTGCCTCGGCCGCCAGACTGCTGGTCAGGGTGGTTATGGCGGATGCACGCGCAGTGGCCTCATCATTAATCTGGCCATGCAAGGTATTATCCGCCAAAAGCCGTGTCTGGGCCTCGGTGTTTATGCTGGACTGCAATGTGGCATCGGCGTTGGTGCGTGCGGTAGTCTCGGCCTCCATCTGCGCGACTGTTGGCAGGGCGAGCCATACCAGACCGTTTGGCCCCACATACCCAAAGACCGGGTTCTCCTCACGCATGAACAGGGAGCGCCCCGCGTAATCGCTGGTTTGCGAAATACCATAGCTGGAGGAGATAAACGCCCCGCCCGCCCAGTCCTGCGTTGCATAACCTGCAAACAGGGACTGCCACGTAGCCCCTGCCGCACCGGGGGTGCTCACATTGGCATCCGCCGTGCTGACCCAAAAAGCACCGGGCGTGCTGCCCCCCACAAGGGCCCCCGCCGGATACCCGCCAATATTCTGGGCAAAATCCGCATCAAATGGCCCCAGGTAGCCAGTCTGCAACACGCTTATGGCGGAGGAGAGCAGGTTGAGCAGGCCGTTCATATCCTGCCCGCGTGGGGGTTCGCCCCCTGCCGCGCGGGCAACAAAGGTTTCTGGGGGAAAACCAAGAGCAACCGAGGCCTTACCATCCCCTGCCGTTGCCTGTACTGGCGGAATGGTTGCAATATTCCCCGCAGCCGCGGCCGCGCCAATGGGCGTGCCAAACAGCTTGCGATCATCTGTGCTTTTCATGTTCAGTCACTTTGTATGGAGTAGGCCACGCTCACACCGGCAGGGCGGGGCAGAACACCGCTGTTCTGAATAATGCTGACCTGCACGGCAGTTGGCACAAATTTAAAAACGTAGGTTATGGTCATATCGCCATTATCGCGCACATAGGCATCGCCCTGCCCGGCAAACAGCGTGGTCAGGATTGTGTTAAGCGCAATAACCGACCCATCGGATATATTGGCCAGCGCCTTGGCATAAATAAGCTGGCGGTATCCATCGTCCGCCAGCCGGTAATTGTTGGTTGCATCCCCACCGCTGTACCACGGCACCTGCCCAAACCCTTCCTGCGTCAGATCCGAGGATTCAAAAAAACCAAGGTAGGACTGGGCCGATAAGCTCAACACGCGGGGAACACCAACAATACGCCCCCAGACATCCAGCCCGTAACCCTGTGCGGTTTGCAGGTTCCATACCAGCTGGTACCATTGTGCAATCAGGCTCGCGGGGTCCAGCATCTGGTTCCAGCCTGCAATAAGGGTCTGTATGCGTGGCGCATTGGCGTATTGGGAGAGCAGGGTTTGCCGGACATTCTGCATTAGCGCACCACCACACTCACTGTTGCGGCAGAAACAACGGCAATCTGGTCCAGCCCCATCTGCACCGTAAACCCGGTAGGGTTCTGGGCAAGACCTACGGTAACATCAACAATTTTTACCCACGCCCCCAAACCGGACAGGCTGGCATAAAAGCGACTGGCATACACCATGCCCCCAATAGGCACACGCTGTGCACCCACCGCCCCATTAAAGGCCGCCACAATGGCCGCCTGTGCATCCGCCCCGGCCGTGGAGGGCACATCCGTGCCCGCAGCCAGCACAACCGCCACATACACCGGCACAGCCTGCGCGCGCGTAAACTGCACGGTATAGGCGGGTGGTGTGGCATAGCTGGCGTTCGGGTCCACCACCGTAACGCTGGTTGTGCCTGTGCTGGCGCAACCGGGTGGTTTTTTGCGCAATATGGCAAGGGCCACATCCGCATCTGCCCCACCGTTAACACACACATACAGACTGTGCGCGGGCAGGTTGACCCCACCCACAGTAACAGCCTGGGCCGTGCTGTTATCGGTCACATAAGCATCGCTCACACCTGTAACGGACAGGACCTCCCCCGCCAGTGCATCCAGCGGGCCAACGGCATTGCGGGCAACCGTCTGCTGCCGCCGTTGCTCAAAGGCCTGCCGCCCTTCCACCGCGACCCCGGTTACACCAGCCGCCGCATTGCTGATGCTGGTCAGCCCCACGACCGACTGGTACACTCCAATGCTCTGGGGCGGGCACTCCACTGCCCCCGTTACCGTGCACGAAAACGTGCCAACGCCAGAACCCGTAGCATCAAGCACAATGGCGCTATCGGCCGCATAGGTCCTGGCGCTGCCATCCTGCACCAGTGTGCCTTGTGGCACCGTTGTGCCCGCAGCGCCCAGACACTGGCAGGTCACAACCGTAGCGGTCGCGGGCTTGCGGGTCATAAAATACAGATTGCCAATGGCATCCTGCATTCTGCCAGAGGCCCGCTCCGGGTCCACACCGTTGAACAGCGCCAGCATCTGGTCGTACGCATCGCCCACAATAGCGGTCAGCGACATGGCAAGCTGGCCCTGCGGGGTGGACAGGTCGGTGTTGAGCACATTGCCAAAAGCGGCGTTCATATCGGCCAGAACACCAGCCAGAACAGCGCTTTCCGCCGGGGCCACAAAACCTGCATCGGTCATGGTGGGGGCTGGCACGGACGTAGTGCCCACGCTAGCCACATCCAGACTGCTAGAACCCGACATGCTGCACATCCCCCGATGTTGTGGAAACCACAATAGCCCCCGAAAGCTGGCGGTTGGCACCAAGGCCGGTCAGCACGCACCGGGCGGCGGCAACACCAGCCACGGCACTGGCGGCCTGCTCGGCCTGTAACCGAAAAACCGGAGCCGCCTGCGTGCGGGCCAGAATATGCTGCCGGTATGGCAGGCCAATACCGGTATTGTAGTAACACTCCCCCGCAAAAACCCTTATGGCAGAAGCAACATTCTGGCATATGGCATACGACCCGGTTGCAACGGCCATATTGCCGCTGGCATCGGGCAGCAGGTCCCATGTTGTGCGGTCAAGCAGCAGCGTGTTCATGGTGCCTCAACAAAAAAAGCCGCCCAAAAGGCGGCGTGTTGTAAAAAATAAGGAATAAACAGGTTTTTCCATTAGTGCGGCGCACCCGTCTGACCAGACCCGGGCTGCACACCTGTATGGGTATGGTTGTGCAGGCTGATCTGCCCTGCCTGCACATCCCCTTCGGTGGCAAGGCTGCCTGCTACCTGTGTGGCGCAGTTAATCTGGCACTGTGTGGCGTTTACAATAAAACGTCCGGCTGTGTGCACCACAAAGTCTTCCCCCACCCATCCGGCATATTCCTGCGGGGCGGCATTTAAAAACCCGCCAATATACAGGGAATCTGCGTAATCATGCTGGCGGTAGGAACCGGGGGCCGCGGGCTGGCGTGTGGCCTTTACACTTGCTATATCCCGCCCGCACACAATAATAGCCCCGATATCCCCCACCGCCGGATCACAGATCAGGGCGCGCCGCCCGCCCTGCAGGCGCAGGTAAGGTACATTGTGAATAAGACCATGCGGCACGGTGCGGCCTGCACCATCCTGCTGGTGTACCATGGGCTGCACATCCACCATGCCCACGGGGTCCAGCCCGCTGCCACGCACGGCGCGCACCTGCACCACCGCCGTAGCCCCCAGCATGGCCAGAATCCGCCGAATAGCCGCATTGGTGGCATTAAAGGCACTTGCCCCGTCCTCCGCCCGCAGGGAGCCTACCAGTTTATCTTGCAAAAGCCTGTCCGGCAAAGTCTGGCCTTGCCGCCTCTACTGTTGTGAACCACACCCCACCCGGTCGCTCGGTTTGCAGGTCGTGGCGCACGTTCTGCACAACCCACAGGCCGCTGGCCGGGACCATAACGCCCGGAGCCCGTGCGCCCTGCCCCTGCCCGGATTGACCCTGTGTGGATATGCCCTGTGTAAGTGCGCCTTGTGTGAGTGCGCCCTGTGCAGGCTGCTGCCCTGCCACGGTCTGTGTGCTGGTGGGCTGGGCGGCCAAAGCTGCCGTGCCAGTTTGCAAACATACCGTATCGCGGTAGCGGATGGAGGGGTTGAACACGGTCTGGAACACCACCCCGTACTGGCTGTAACTGGGGTAGCCTACCAGACCGGTCTGCACATTCACCCTTATCGCCTGTGCATCTGCCTGCGCCACCATGGCACCGGGCCATATGGCTAACGCCCCCACCCCAATCTGGTAGGCAATCCGTGCTGCGCGTGCGCAGCTATCCACCTGCTCGGCCACGGAGCCTTTGTAATACACGCCCCCGCGCAACAGGGTCTGCACACCGTAATTGGTAAAATCCAGCCCGGCCTTGGCCGCCAAAAGCTGCATAATGGTCACCACCGGCACATCCTGCGCGAACGATGTGGGGGCAACCGGCACAGCCGCTGGCAATGCGCCAGAAAAAGCCCGCAGCTCAAACGCCACATCCGGACTATTGGCGTAATCCACAAAAGCCTCGACCACACCACCATGGAACACAACCGGCTTTTGCCCCGCCCCCTGCCCCGTGCTTTGCCCGGCCAAAATGGTAACGGTGTTGCGCGTTTGGGCAGCCATACCCGTCTGCAGGACCGAAAGCTGGTTAAGCAATGGCTGGGCCAGCCCTTCCACCCGCAGGGTGCAGGCCATGCCACTTTCCAGACCTGTGCTTGTAATCTGGCAATGTATGCAATACCCGCTCAGGGTTATGGTCTCTGCTCCGTTCTGGCCAAAGCCGTCCTGCGCAAGGGTGAGCACCACATCCACCTGTTTAGCGCTTAATGTGGCATCCTGCGCGTTATCCAACATGGCTGCCCTCCGCATAAACAAGCACAAACCGGCTGCCCAGCCCGCTGTAATCCGGGTCCTGCGTGCCCTGTGTATCGGCAAAGGCCAGATCTCCGGGCAGGGCGCTGGGGGTTTTGCGCACAAGCCATGTGCGGTCCTGGCACAGCACACCGGCCAGCACGGGCTGGTCATCCAGCCAGAGGGAAGCATACAGCCCGGTTGCGCGCTGTTGCAGGTCCAGCCGCACGGCATAGCCAGAAAGGGGAACCCGCAGGCTCTGGTAAGCAACAGCGCTTAAAGGAATAACAACTGCCATTTACTGGTACCCCGTTACGTCCATATTGGACGCAAGTGCCTGCACATGCCCCCCATTGCGCACGGCCTGCCCCTGTGGGTAGGCCGTGCCCGCTACGGTAGCGCTGGCACCCAGCCGCACCTCCTGCACGCTCAGTTCGGCCAGCAGCAGGGTCACGCCCTGATGGACCTCGCGCCGGAGCCGGTAGCCGGTTACGTTCACATTGGCATAAACGGCTTCGGGCATAACAATGTGGTAAAGCCCAAGATCTGCAACCAGACTATCCAATGCCGCCATAAACAGCGAGCGTGTCTGCAATGTGCTGGAAAAACCATCAAACCCCAAACCACCCAGCAGGTCCCCCAGTGCGCTGGCACTCCCCAGTTCCATGCTGGAACCATCGCACAGCATTTCCACCTCGTACAAACCCGGTACCCGCACCTTGTTGTAGGAGAGGAAGGAACCATCCTCCAGCGGTGCGTTGGCAATCTGGCACTGGCTCTGCACCCCCAGCGCGCGCACATGCCCCGATGTAAGGACGGGCCTGTTATCGTTTGTAAAAATGCCCCACTGGCGCTCGGCCTGTGCCAGAAGAGCGGCATCAAACGCGGAGGCAACCGCTGTGGACGCAGAGGCCACCTCCCCCGCTCTGGCGGACTGGCCCAGCAGGGCAGGCACCCCCGCAGCCACGGGAACATCCCATACCGAAGGAAGACTGACGGGTAGCAATGGCATGATGGCAAACTCCATCCCTGTAATCATGTGTGGTAATCATGCGGGGTGTTGTGCAGCGGGGCCGGGCACAAAAAACAGGCACAAAAAAAGCGGCCATAAGGCCGCGTGCTGTACGGTATGATCTGGCCATACAGGCCGCCTATGGCGCGGGCAGCCGCCACGCCTGCGCCTTGACCGGGTCCGAAACAGCGGGAAACGGGTCCACCCCCACATTGCGGATGAGGGTTTGCACCGTCACCTGGTCGCAATGGGGGTGAACAGGCACGTTCTTGCACACGTAAACCCCCGCCCTGTTACGCGCAGGCGCGTAAACCGCCTTCCAGACCGAACTGGGCACATACACATGGTCATGCCCCACAGTGGCAATGGGCCGTAAATGAAAAGCAGGCCCGGTCACCACGTATAAGGTGCCCTCCCTGCGGGCCAGCAGGCGCACGCGCTTTTCCAGCCGTGCCCATATTCCCTTGTTCAGCACGGAAGCCTGCGGAACAATGTTGGACAGGGCATAGGTCTGGGCCTGTGCCTGCGCGTTTGGCTGGTCGCCACTGGGGGCCATATGCCCACGTTCGTAGGGTTTGGAGCGGCGGTAATCGCTCAGTTCCGCGCCACCGGGCCATCGGGGGTCTGCATAAAAATGCCCCGAACGCGGCACCTGAGCCGCCTGCGCCAGATCCTGCGCGCGCAAATGCTCCGCCACCCAGAGCGGACCGTGCGATACGGTCGAGGCAAGGGCCGCATACCCGCTATTGCACAACAGGGTTGTTCCCTGCTCCAGCGCAGGGCGGGTCAGTACGGGCAGGCGGTTACCAACCCCGAACGCATCGCACTGCTGTTCTTCCGCCAGAACGGGGGAAACACAAAAACACCATGCCACAAAAGCTAAAAACACACGCATGGGCAAACCATAAACCAGATTGCCCCGTACCAGAATAGCCATACCCCACAAACCCGCCCCAACCGGGCACAAAGCCTAGAACTGCCCCAGATTGGCCTGCCGCGCCTGCATACGCAGTGTGCCCATACGCCGCTCCAGCTCATCCCCTATGGCCTGTGGCGTGCTGCCGCTGGCGTTAACGGTAATGTGGGCCTGCACGGCCGGGCCGGGCTGCACCTGTGCGGGGGCTGCTGCCATACTGGCGACCTGCACGGCGTTTGCGGTCGCACGCAGGTAGTCCATCCCCCACGGAGCAGGCTGCGCCAGACCTGCGCCATTCATTCCCTGTGGCTTCTGCCCCGCAGAAGGTCTTTTTTCATTCAGGCTACGGGGCGGAAGACCTGAGGCTCTGCCCTGCTCCGCACCGTAGGCCGCCACAAGAGCGGCCGCCAAAGTGGGCGCAAGCATAAACGCCGGAGCGGACGATAAGCCCTGCCGGGGCAAAGCGGCATAAGAAGCCAAAAATTGACGCATGGTTTTCTGCCCCCTCCGGTCTGGTTCATACGCCACAGCCGCATGGCCCAACAGCATGGCCACGGCATGGTGCCCCGGATCGCCCCAAGGGCGTTGCCCCATTCCCCCGGTGCCTGTTCCCCCAGCCCCCGTGTGCAAAACTCCGGGCCAGCGCCCTCCATGGCCCGCGTGCCCATATACGCGCCCACTGGTTGCCCCACTGGCGGTCCTACTGGCGGCCCCATTGGCCTGCTCATGCGCATCCCCTGTGCCGGGTTGCCGAGCCGCTGCCCATACCAAACCCTGCTGCGCCAGCCCCACGGGCAGCACACGTGCAGGCATGGTGCGCGCATGGCCCACAGCCCTACGGCGCAGCCGCCCTGCATGGGCCTGCCGGGGCAGCGGGGCTTCCCCCGTTTTTGCCACAGGCTCCGCTACCTTCCCCCCGGCTGCGGGGGAACGCCCTGCTGCACCATCTTCCATACTCTGGTCTTCTGGTGCGTGGTCCCCTGCTGCTCTGGTGCGGGTTGGGTGGAGGGGTCTGGTGGGCCTCCTCCGCCCCTCGGCCCCGGTCCGGGCTGGCGGGGCGGAACGGGGCCACAGGTGTTGGGCTGATCCGCTGCCTTCCTCCGCCCTGTAGGGTGCATCCACCGCCGCACGCTGCCGCTGGTGGATGGGGGCTGTGGGCCCTGCACGCATAATGGGGCGCATAATCCGCCGCCCCACCACCCGTGCGGGCACACCCTCCGCCGCAGGTGGGTCTGCCCGCAAACCAGCCAGAACGGCGGAAACAAGGGCTGCCAGCGCCGTATGCCCATCCGCCCCGCCGCCATGCAGCACAGGCGTAAAAGAAGCCCCCACCAGCACGGACAGCACGGCCCGCATACGGGCGACCTCCGCCATACCCCTTGCGTGACCCGCCTGCGCTCCCCCCTGTGTGGAAGCACGCGCCAACGTGGAGGCAAGCCATTGTGTAAGCGTTGCCATTGCATTTACCTGTTAAATCGTTTGACCAGAGCAAGCTCCAGCAGGTTTTCAAAATCCTCGCTGTCATACACACTCTGGAGGTCATGCAGGCTGGCCAGCCCTTCCATCATCACCAGCGCATATCGCTCGTTGATATTGGGGCATCGGGCAAGGGCACGCTGGTTCCGCTGTGCAGCAGCGCCGACAGAAGGGAAAACAACGGCCCGACGCCCTTGAAAAAATCCACATGCAGGGCAAATGCTTCCTTCTGGAGCCAGCCAACTGTGGGAATTTCTTCCAGATCGCTCTCATCAAGCGGGCGGCGCACCGCCGCGTTGCGGGGGTCTGGCTGCACCGTTACGCAATGCATAAGGCGGGCCAGCAGCCCATCCATCCGCGCGGGGTCCATGGCTCCAAAAATGCCAATGCCCACGGCGGCAAGGCCCGCAAGCCCCGCATCTTCCTCCAGGCCGGGAATATCCGCACCCGAGGCAATAGCCGCCTGCAGGCAATGCCGCCCCCACTGGTCCGCCTCCATGGCGGACATACGGGTAATAACAAATGTTTTGCCCTTATCCGCCCCTTCCATGGGAACGGTCACGCTCACCTGCCGGATTGCCATTACAGCCCCGCCGGGTAAATAGCCTGCCACAGAATGGAAAAATGCCGGTCCCCCAGCATCCGCCCTGCACCGGGCATGGGCGCCATAGCCTGCAACACGCCATTGACCATGGTGTATTTGCGGCCTGTGGAGGTCAGGGTAATTTCCCCCCCCAAACGGTAGAGCGTGCGTGCGGTCTGCTGGGCGGTCATAATGGCCTCAAACACCAGAACGCTCTCGCTCGCAGCCGAGAGCACAATGGTCTGGTCCACAGGCTCGGGCACAAAACCGGCGTTCAGGTACCCATCGATCGACATCTGGGTCTGTGCGCAGTGCTGTGCCCCTACGTCCCACGCATGGTCGGTCGCAAAGTTCTTGAGTGTGACAGGCGCATTATAAAGCCCCGGCACCGTAATGGTAAAAATGGCATTGGCTGCCGAAATATCGAGCGCCATGGTTACTGCACCTCAACACTGTTCAGGGTAATGGCCTGCACGCTCTGCCCATCCGCGTACCACAGGCGGGCGGGGGGCGTTGTGCGTGCAACACGGTAGGACGCCGCGGCTGTGGCAACATTGGGCTGGAAGTACCACCCCCGCGTAGCCACGCTATCTGCCGCCGTAGCAACGGAAGATGCGTTGTTAATCTGCTGTTTTTGCGTTGTGCTCAACACCACACCGGGCTGGATGGCCCCAAAATCCAGCGCCTGTGTAATGGTTGCCTGCACACTGGCGGCCACCAGCGTATCACCCTCCGTATTGTATGGAATTTGCCCGGTGTTGAGCAAAAGGGTGATCAGGTCCGATGTGAGGCTGGCATTGAGCCAGATCTGGTTGATGTAACTGTCCGCCCACAAAAACGGGCCAGATACACAACCGGGCCGCATAAACTGGAAGGTGCTGGTTGCATTGGCATAAGCACCATAAAAATTGTAGCCATTATCCAGCAATGTTGCGGCCATGCCACCATCAGCCACCGGCGGGATAACCTGGCCCGAGGCATCCTGCACCATGGCCAGTGTCTGCCGCCCTCCCGTGGTGCCAAAGGAGAGGGACGCCATCCACCCCAGACACAAGGCAGCGGAGAGCGGGTCGTTGTACACAACGCTTACGCCGCTCAGGTTCTGGTTTTTAAGCCATACACCAAATGCGCTCCCGCTTTTCTGGGTTGTGGCCTGCACGTCTGTATCCCACAGCACGCCCCACAGGGTATTGTTCTGCAACGCCACCCATTCGGCCATGGCCTGCTTGTCGGCCAGAACCGGCTCAAACGCCGGGGCAAAGCCGTTCCATGTGGCATTGGCCGCCCGCAGTGCATCCATCTGCTCTGCCACGGTGGAGGTGGTTGTGGGGTTTGCATAACCACCAAACAGCAGGCGGGCGGGGGTCATGACCGCATTGGTGTACCCTGCAAAATAGACGCAGGCCATCGTGTATTCTACGGACTCGGTGCCAAATGCCGCGCCCACATCGGCCGCAGTAGTAAAAGCCCGGACCGTGCCAGCCGGTACGGCAGCCACATTGGTGCTGATTACAAGGCCGGTCAGGGCGTTCAGGCTGCCTCCGGCGGCAAGTACACCGGGGGTGACCTTAACAATGGTGGAAATGGGAATGCCAGCCACAGCGTTACTCCTCTGGCGGGGCGGTCACGTCTGCCGACAGGGCAGTGACCGAAAGGGTTGTTGCAAAATCCTGAGCAATGCTCAGCCGGAATGTGACCTGCATGTGCAGGTCCACGCTCCAGTTCTGTTCGTATTGGTGTTCGCCGTCCCGGAATTCGGACTGGCATGGTGGCCCCACATCCAGCGGCACAAGCTGGAACGGCAGGGGCGCAAAAAACGCAACGGCCTGCGGGTCGCGCCACAGGGCGGTAATGGCCTGCACGTATCCGCCAGCCTGTGGGCCAAACAGACCAAGCTGCAAGCCCAGTTCCACAGGTTCGCATACCTCCCGCGTGGTGGGGGTGTACGACCAGCTATTGGTGGCAAGCCGGGTACGCCGGGTAATGGTCAGGGTAACAAAAGGCACTGGGGGGGACGCCACACGGTTCTGCTGGCCCTGCACCACCTGCACACCGGCTGGGAGCAGGGCCAGCAGCCAGTTCCTTACCGCACTGTAAATCTGTGCATCTGTGGGGGTTGCTACGCAACCGGGCTGTTCTGGCGTGTTACCAGCACCTTCGACCATTCGCCCTCCCCCCACTGTTCAAGGGACTGGGTAACAAGCCAGTCCGCTCCATAAAACTGCAAAATATCGCCTCCACACTGCAACGGTCTGTTCAGGGCGTGTACGGTGGCAGGCACGTACACCACGCGCCTGTCCGCCTGCCGGGCAAGCCCCTGCACCTGCTGAAGGTCCTCCCCTGCCAGTGCCTGCACTTCCACCTGTACGGGCAGGGGGGTGTAGGTCGGGGTTTGCGTGCCATCCGCATTGGTTACGCTACCTGTGCTGGCCATAAGGGTTGCCGCAACACTGGGGTTGACTGCACGGGTCAGCCGGCCAGCCAGAGCAAAAATCTGCACAACGGAACTCCCGGTTATGGAAAAATCAGGGCCATATACGTGGCATTTGCGGTCCACCGGGCACATAGCGTGCCTGCCGCAGGCCCCGCGTAGCGGCCCAGAAGGAGGCTCCATACTGGGTTTGTGCAAACCACTCAGCCCGCTCTGGCTGGGAGCCATAATGGGTTGTTACCGACACACTCCCCCTGCTGGCCGCACTCACACGCCCGACCAGCCCCCCCATACCGCCCTGCTCCTGTGGCAGGCCAAGGGTTGCAATATGGGCCACCAGCAAGCCCAGCAGCACAGTCCGCCTGCCAACATCTGGCACCGGACCTGCGGGCGTGTTGGGCAGGTAAAGTGTTGCCTGCTCAAAACACGCCTGTGCCTGCGCCGCCCCTACATAGCCTGCCAGTTCGGCAAACCGTGCGGACCATGCCGTGTAGTCAAACACCACAACGCCCGGCACGGCAGGCGCGGTACCATCCATCAGGCCACATCCCTGGCAAAGGGGGTTACACCGGGCAGGCCCTGTGGTTCCAGCCCTTCCAGCCCGCTACGGTGCTGGCCACGCTCGGCCAGTTCCGCAGCGGCATCCTCCGCCCGGGGCCGGGCAAAGATCAGTCCGTTTTTGAGGGGTAGAAAATGCGGGTTCTGCGCACACCATGCCTGCCAGAAGCTGGCATCCACCTCCGTGCGCCCGCCCATGCCCAGCAACAGGTTATCCCGCGCATGGTAGCGCGGGTCAGCCTTGGCCCCGTTCAGCCGCACACTGGCAACAGGTCTGGGCGGGGCCATAACCGGCGTGGCGGCACTGGCCCGTGCAGCCAGTGCAGCCACATCGTACAGGTCCAGCACAAGCCCTGCGGGCATACGGCAGATAACCGTAACCGTGGCACTGGTCCGTGGGGTATTGGGTGCTGCTGCCATATGCTTTAAATCCCTGCCATGGTCACACAGGCCTGCGGGTAGAACCAGATGGTTCCCCACGTACCCTGCGATTTTTTCTGCCGGAAGCTGGAAGAATACCGCTCCACGGCATGGGCGCGCAGTTTTTCGGTAAAGGCGGTGGTTACGGACTGCTGGCCTTCCACCTCGCGCACAAAAAGCTGCATTAACGTGGTTGTCGCCTGACCACCGCTTAATGTGGCCCCTGCTTCTGGCAGGGTTTGAATGCTCAGGTTAGGCAGGTTCTTCTTCAACAGATCACTCAGCGCGACCTGATAGCTGTTGGTGTACAGCAGGCACTGCTGCCGCTCGGTGGGAATAACCAGCGTGAGCGGTGCTTCAAGCGTGAGGTTCCCCCCCATCTGTGCGGACAGAACCCCAAAAGCCTTGAGAATATCCGCATAAATCTGCACAGGGTCTGTTGTATCCGCCCATGTGTTGCCTGCCGCTGCCGTGCCAGTGGCCGCAAATTTGGGTGTAGGGGCAATGGCGGGGGGCAGGTTGGGGTCGTTCAGTGCGCCATACAGTTCCAGCCCGGCAATACCAAACAGGTTGATCTGGTTCTGGTTCCTGTTCAGCACGGAGGCGGAGGCAAGGTTCTTCTGGTTCACCCAGTCAATTCTGGCAGCCCCCATGCGCTCGACCTCGCGTTCGCCCCAGCGCGTCCATGTCTGGTAATAAAACGACTGGCGCTGTACCCAGTTGGCGTTGGATTCTACCGTGCCAGCGGGGCTGTAATCATCATACGCTGCGGCATAACCGGAGAGTTCCACAACCGGGAACTGCGCGGTATCGGTTGTCCAGTCGCCTTTACGGGCAGTGCCGTAAATGGCCTCCGAGCGGGTGGGGGTGACCAACGCGCGAATAACCACCGGGTCCGTGTAGGTGGTAAACAGAGCGGGAATGCCGCTGTTGGGTGCGGTTACAGCACTATTGGCAGGCAAGGCTGCATCCTGCGCCAGTTCGGAAAAATACCGGCTGACACCACTCAGATGAATACCCCAGTCCCGTTCAAGGGCGGGTGCATCCTGGCGGAAAAATGTGTTCATGATCCCTTAGTTCCCTGTGCCAGATGATGTGGCGGTTGTGCTCCGCGCCCCTGCCAGCGGGCCTGTAATAATAATGGGCAGCCCGGCGGCCCCGCCCTGCGCCACGGACCAGCCCGTATCCACCGTGCCGGTTGGTGCACTCCCCCCGGCAGCACACTGGAGCGTGCCGTTGGTGGTGGAGGCATAAACAGCCTGCCCCACCGTGGCGTCCGTGCTGGCAAGGGCAAACACATCGCCCCCCTGCGCCAGACCAACCATAAAACCCTGTGCAATGGTCATGGTGTTTTGCTGGAGATACTGCGTGGCCTGCCCCTGCTGCGCACGCACAACAAACCCGGTAGGAGCAGCCTTGGGGCTGGCGGCATCGGGCGTGTTCAGCACGGTTGTGCCATCCGCCTGCACCCAGGCGAAGGCGGCAACCGCAACCCCACCCGCACCGGCGCAAAACCCGTTCTGCCCCGGCACAACCATGCGCTGGGGGTTCTGGCTGGCCCATGCACCGGGGAACCCGGCAGGCCAGCCATAATGGACTGTATTGGGAAAAGGCATTGCCTCTGCCTCCTTCTTTTAAAGTTTGCGTGGCGCATGAACGCCAAAGCGGGTTGCAACACAGGCCGCATGATCGGCCGCGCCCACAACACCAGCAGACACACCACCACCCCCTGGCACACCCCCCGTTGCCCCCGCCCCAAGGCAGGCCAGCACCAGCGCTTTAAGCCCCGGCTCGTTCACACCTTCGGTCTGCACCCCCTGTTCGGTCAGGGCGTAGCGCAGAATATCGGCCGCACTGTCCATGCCCAGCACATCGCCCACCAGCGGGCGCACAAGGGTGCGGGCCTCCTGCGTGTGCTGGTTACGCTGCCGCTCGGCGGCAAGGGCTGCGGCCACCGCACTGTGCACTGCGGCATCCTGCGCGGTTGCGGGGGGCGGGGTTTGGCCGACCCTGTCCGCGGGTGCGCCACAGGCGGGGGGGGCTGCGGTGGCACCTGTGGCCGCACCAGCAGCCGTGCCGCTTTTGGCCCCGGCCACCGGCTGGCTTGTGGGCAGGCGGGGCGGTTCTTCCGCGGGGTCCTGCGGCACGGGCGCAACCGGCACCCCATTGTGTTTAAACCATGCCCCCAGCTCGGCCATGCTGGCGGTCATGGCCAGTGCGCCAGAGGCAAACGCCGTGCCAAGGCGGGCAAAGACCTGCCCGGCCGTGGGGGCTGCGTGTTCTTGAACCATAGCAATATCCTTTGGTTTGGCATCCGCCACCAGCACATCCGGTCCGGCGCGCCCACTGGGCACAAGGGCCACATGGTTGCCGCGGATGTTGGTCATGCGCCCGTCATACGGCTGGCCTTCAAACTGCCCTGCCTCCATGACCGGCGTGTAGCGGTACGCGCAGGAGAGTTCGCGCTGCGCACCCGAGCGGATGTTGTGAATGGCCCCGGCATTCCAGATTGCCAGGGAATTGGTCAAATACGGGCTGGTAAAGGTGGCGTTTGTACCCGTGGTCCCCACCACCAGCTCCGCTCTTGGTGCCTGCGCGGTCACATGGGCATGTTCGGCCAGAACCGGCAGGGCGTTAAAGGTCGGGGCTGCACGCGCCAGTTCCTCCGGGTCGCGCAGCAGGTGGTAGAGCCTGTCCGGGTCAAGGCCAAGGCTCTGCGCCCCCGGTATTTCGCGCCCATAATAGGCGTTAATCGTGGCCTTGCTTATGGGGGTGGCGGCCACGTACAGGCGACCATCCTCATCCGTCATGCGGACCGACCTCATGCGGTCCTGCGCCAATATGTTTTTCATGCTGTTCTGCTCTGTTTGCCTTGCGCATTCTGCCCGGAACTGTTGGTGGCTATGCCGTGGTACGGCCCGGCATGGGCTGTGCCAGACCTGCGGTGCGGTACAGGCTGTGTGCATCCGCAGCCTCACGCGCGCGGGCCTCGTGCGGGGTTATTTTTCCAGACTGGATATTGGCTGTATCCATATCGGTTTTTGTTTTTTCCACCGCTGCGGCCTCCTGCTCGGACATCTGCCACAGAGGCACAAATTCAAAGTCCAGATCCGGGTCTATGCTTCCCCACAGGTTCAACTGCACAAGCTGGAACAGACTGCGCAGAACGGGGGCCATGTGCGCCTCCTGAAAAGCGGCGATCTCATCATAAAAAACCCTGATCTCCCCTTGCGAGGAGGCATTAAGCCCCTGCGGCTGGATGCCAAACAGCTTGACCAGCGGAATACCCGGAATACCGGCCATAAACTCCTGCGACTGGGCCTGTAGCTCGGCAAGGCCGCTGAGAGGGGCGGATTTAATGTCAAAATCCTCGCTCTCGCGGTCGAGCACAAACGTACCATTGTTGCTCTGCCACGCGTTCATGGCGGCAACGCGGGCGGTAACACTTTGTGCGTCAATATCCCCATACTGTGCGCTACCATCGGACTGCATGGTGGCGCTCATGTCGGTTTTTAAAATCTTGGTGGCATAGTTGCTCACCATATCCGACACAGACTGCCGCGTGCGCAAAAAATTGTGCACATAGGTTTCCAGCATCTGCGGCAGGGCCAGACCACCAAAGTTAAATGCGGGTTTGAGAATGTCCGGCACCTCATAAGGCACAATCCCCAAAAGTCTGGAACTGTTGACCAGCACCCCCTGCACCCACCAGTCCACCGGGCGGTAGTAATCCGCCCGGAGTGGATTATCCGCATTGTAGCTGTTGGGCGTGGTCCATATGGGGTCTATGTTCACCAGCCGTTCAAGCTGCCCACGCGCCAGACCATGCGGTGTTGCCCGCAGGGGCACCGCCTGCCCCGCATCGTTCAGTGGCACACCGCGCAGACCAATCCAGATATGGCCAATGCCAAAACCCAGACCATGCACAATCTGCCGGCGCACCACATCGCGCACATGCAGGCGCAAAAATTCCGCCTCCACCGCACGCAGGCGTGCCGCGGTCTGCGCGGCATCCGCCCCCACACCATTGCAGCGGAAGCGCACCCACGCCCGCGTGGCTTCGCGCGCAATAATTTCCACGGGTTTTCTAAACTCGGCACGCAGCATCATGGCGGCCAGCGTGGGGTAGCCCTTAAAGGCAAGCCCCTGCTCCACAAAGCTGGAGGCCATGCCATACTGCCCGGCGGCATAGGCCCCCAAAGCCGCATCCATAGCCAGCACGCTCCCCCCTGCCCCACGCACGCCACGCGGTGGCTGGTAAGGCTGGAACAGGTGGTCCGCCCGCTCCTGCATGGTGGAAGGCGCATAAGCCGAAGCCCCACCAGCCTGCGCCGCCCAGCCAAAAACCGCACCTAAACCTGAACGTTTTTTACCCAGCCTGTCGGTTTTATGGTCCGTCTGCTGCAAAGCACGCGGCAGAACCGGCTCCCTGCGTACGCCCCCATGGGGGGTGAGGGTCCGCGCCACACCCCCGCCATGCAGCGTGGATGCGCCAAAACACCCGCGCAGGCGGGCCAACCAGTTTGTCATTGCGTGTTATCCGCCCTTGCTGGGATAAAGAATGGTCCGAACAGTGCCCGCATTAAAACGGGGCATTCCGCGCCGGTTGTGAATAACGCCGTCCAGCGCATAGCGCAGGGCATCTATCCAGTGGTTGTGCGCGTCCTCCACAATGGGCAGAACATCCCCCGTATCCTTATCAACCCTGTAGGAATACAAACGACATTCCTGCACCAGATGCTTGCAGCGCGGGTGCACCACAATGCGTTCGAACGCCTTGAGCCGGGCTATGCCATCTTCCACACTACCGGGCCATTTTTTGGCAGCACTCATGCGAAAACCATAAATGCGGGCCAAAAAACTTATGGTTTCCGGCCGTGCGCCATCGGCCTTCCATGGCCATTGTCTGGCCTGGGGGATCTGCTCCAGTATGGCGGGTATGGCATCCAGTTCCACGCCAACGCCCCCGGCCTCGTAATCCACATAAAGCACATTGCCCACAATGCAGCAGCGCAGGGCGGCCAGCGGGTCTTTGGCAAACCCCCAGTCCACACCATAATAAAACCGTGCATCCTCCGGCGCGGTAAATGTTGTGACTTCTACCTTGCCTTTAAGAATCTGGGCGTCGGCAAAGTTCTGGTAATCTCCCTCCCACACATGGCCGTAATCTTCCGGGCGGCTGCGCTGGTCCTCCTGCCGTTCGGTGGGCAGGGGGCCATGGTCAAACCACGGGTTATCCGACCAGTTGGCCCGCACGGCCACAAGGTCCGCCCGGTCGGACCCCACACCCCGGAAGAACGCATCCACGGCATCCGTTGGGTTGCACGGGTTCCACGATGCCCAGATTTCCGCCCCTTTTTTCCGCAGGGTCGGGCGCAACATACGCCAGCTTGCTGCAGAAATGGACTGCGCCTCCTCCACCCATGCCCGGTCAAACCCTTCGAGCGATTTCAGGCTTTCCGCCGTATGGTTCTGCATCCCCTGAAAAACGATTAACCCGTCCCCCGGAGTGCGAATGGCCCGATCCTGCACATCAAAGTAGCGTTGCAGGTTAAACTGGTTGATTTTATCAATAATTAACTGGCGGGATGATAGCTGGGTGGATTTTTGCACCTCACGGATACACACCGTTCTATGCCCTGCAAGGCGCAGGTGCTCCTCCACCACACATTCACCAAAAAAGTGCGACTTGCCCGACCCGCGCCCCCCATATGCCCCTTTGTAGCGGCATGGTGCCAGCAAGGGGGCAAAAACCCTTGCCGTGGGAATTTTAAGGCTTGGTCTGCTCATTTTTCCTTTTCCACCAGCGGGGCGGGGTCCACAATCACGCGGCGAATGGTGCGTGGCCTGCCCTGCTCCTGTGCGGGGGGTTCGGCCTGACTTTCGGCCCCGGTTTTTTCGCCGTAGCGGGCAGGCGCGCGTTTGGACATGATCCACTTGAGCGTATCAATCCGCAGGCGCATGGCCGCCGTATCATCCCCGCCAATACTGTGGACTTCCTGCAAAAGCCGGTCCTCAAATGCTTCGGCCGCCAGCATCCGGGCCCGGCCATACCGGCTGGCCAGTGCCGGGCTTGCCCGCAGGGTCTGGCGCATAAGCACCCATGTGGGCATGTCCGGCTGGGTGCTGATCTGGCGCAGGGTCTGCCCCTCCTCCACCAGAGCAAAAACCTGCTCCCACTGCTCAGGCGTAATGGATGGAACGGAGAGTTCTGCTGCGGAAACCGCTGTTTTTTTGCTGGCAGGCATGGGCGTGGCTCTTGTTGCGTGGGGTCATCTGGTGCGGCCAGCCCCCTTCCGCCGTCTGGCTGGTCTGCTCGCGCATGATCATGGTGCGGATACGCTGCATGGCCTCCGGGGGGAGCTGCCCCACAACCGGGCCACGCACGGACCGCTCCTGCACAACACAGCGCACACGCGCCTCCGGTGGCAGATTGGCCTGTGCGCTTTCGCACCAGGAAAGGGAAATATCGGCCCTGTGGCGTGTTGTTTCGGCTGAAGGTACCAAAAAGCAGAGCAACGCCTGCCTTGCGTGTACACCAACGCACACGGCATCCGTGCGGTGCAGGCGCACCACATCGGCATAGCTGATTGATCTTGTCATGATTTTTCCAAAAAACATGGAAGTCGGTCTGTGCTGCGCACACCGCACGGGCCATAAAAAAAGCCGCCCGAATGGGGCGGCCTGACCGGGCTGGCGCAATAATTCCAATGTAGGTATTTACATACAAAAGCCGCGCGCACAGGGCAAGGAAAAAATCAGACAAATCAGATTTTTTTATAATATCCTTTTAACACACCATCCTATTTACCAACCTGTTCCGCAGGATTCCCCGCCTTGTGCGCTATTGTGCGTGCTTTGGCACTCCGGCGCATGGCAGCATAAAACCCTTCCAACTGCTCCAGAAGCATGGCGCACTGGGCCGAAACCTTGAGCCGCGCCCGCGCATCTGACAAATGCGGAAAAATAATTCGTCCGATCTGCATGAATGACATCTCATCCACTAACATCAGCTTCAATCTGACCTCCGCACAGGCCCCCAACGCGTGCCGCACATCCGCCAGCCGCCCGGCCGCATGTGCACGCGTGATCTGCCACGACACATCATCATGCCGGGTTGTGGTATTGGGGGTGTGGTTTGCGGGGTATTCAATATGCCCCACGTAGGCAAACACCCAGTCCCTATACCAACGTTCTGCCGCATTGGCGGCATCTTGCGTTATGTCGCGCGCATTCAGCAACGCCTGCACCGTACCCAGCACGCGCAAAGGCGCACCGGCTATGGAATGTTCCTGTGCAAATACGGATTTTTCCATCCGCTCAGGCGTAGGCCCTTCCCCTACGGGTATGGGCAGCAATCCGGCGGGGAGTGCGTGACCCTGTTTTTTGGAAACCTGTGTGCAGGATGTGCTCATTTATATAAAATCCTTGCATGGGCCTGCTGCCACACCACAACGGGGAGCGGGCCAAAATTGCTCAATTATTTGTGATTATGGTCTGATTCAGGGCGGATTTTTGAATAATCCACATTATCCACAGAGTTGTACACAGCCCGCGTGGCGGAAAGACGCTCCCACTGTGCCCAACGCACAGCCTGCGCCCGCGCGCGGGCCTGCCGGGTATCTGCTTCGGCCACAAGCAGCTTCAGCCGACCATAAGTCACACGGGCCAGACCACACTGCGCCTCCAGCAATGCAACCAGCTGCGCCGCAGATGGAAAAAACGTAAACGCCACCAGCGCACGGTGCACCGCGGGGCCACGCCATGCCAGCGCAGGCACCCCAGCACAGGCGGCCACAAAGGCGACACACCGCAGTTGCAGCGCCACACCGGGCAGCGGGTTGGCAACGCCTGCATTCAGCATTTCGGCAAACTCCTCTATAACACGGGCGAGTTCTGCATGAGGCAAAGGGGCCAGCGCACGGGCATAGGCTGGCAACGCCGCTCGCGCCTCCTGCTCCAGACTGGGTGCAGGGGCAAACCCACCGGGGCGGAAGCCTTCCAGCATTCCGGCCAATGCCGGGCTGAGTGCGGGCACAGGGCTGGGTGCATGGTGCGGTGTGCTCATGCCTCTTCTCCCCCACCTTTGGCCCCTGCCTGTATGGCCTGTGGTGCCTGCGGTGCCTGTGCCTGTGAATAATCCTGCACGGAGCCAGCCGCTCCGCCACCCTCCGCCGCATGGGTGTTTGCCGCACCACCGGGGGCCAGCCCTGCCGTGCGCTGGAGCAGCCGCGCCGCCTGCTCCTCCAGCGGATGGGGGGCACGCCCCACACCCCGGCCTGCACGCGGCTGGCCCTTACCCCGCGTGGCAGATTTACGCACAAAGGGAGAACACTCCTCCTGCCGCGAACGCAGTGAGTGAGTCTCTCTCTCCCTCTCCCTTGCATGTGCGCTGGCAATGCCATGGCATGGTGTGGCCTGCCCTGCTGCGGGCTGGTCATCTGCTTCGGGCGCGCGCCCCCAGCGGCGGGCCGCACGCGCCCGCTGGGCCAGACGGGCCTTCCATGCCTGATTGGCTTTTTCGGCAATAACGGGGTGGTACAACCGCCCGTCCGAGCAGACCAGCCAGCCATGCAGCGCCACCGGCCGCAAAGCCGCCCAGCGCCCACCCGCACCAGACAAATGGGCCAGAACCCGGTCGTTATGTGGCAGGCTGCCCGCAGGCACCTGCTGCCATGCCTTGCACCACAACGCTACAGCACATTTGAACCCATCGCCCGTGCTCAGGGCAAACAGGTCACTATCGAGCAGGCGGCAGGTATCAAGCGGCATAAAGGGTAACCCCCGCAGGTCGCTCTGCGGCGGGGTTAATGGCGGGGGAAGCGCCCCGTACGGCTCTTGCGCCGCATCCGGCAGGCTGGTATGTGCGTTGTTCATGCACATAATGTGCGTACTAAAAACACAAACTGCAAGCGGTTTTTACGCACTGACATGCACGACACTTTTGCCCACAATGCAGGCATGACACAGAACATGGACCAGAATCGGATCACTGACAGGCTTAAAACCCTGCGCGAGCGCGCCGGTTACACGGTTCGTGAGTTCGCACGCACACTGGGGTACGGAGAGAAGTTTTCCTCCTACCGCATGTACGAAACCACCTATAAAAAAGACGTGTTACCCCTGCCCATGGTCAAGGCCATGGTGCCGCTGCTCAGTGGCCGGGGCGAGCCGCCCATTACCCCAAACGAGGTCTGGAACCTTGCCGGGGTCAGCGCGGGCGAATCCGGGCTGGTCGCCAGGGTCACACCCCGCCCGGCACCTCCGCCGCCCAAGCCTGCAACGGAAGCCCTGCCCCCTGCTGGCTCCAACCGGATTGCCATACCTGAATACGATGTGATCACCTCCGCCGGGCCGGGCTGCGTGCCCATACTCTGCGCCCCGCAGGATGGCCTGCGCCCGGTAGAACACTGGACCCTGCCGCGCGGCTACGTTGCCGCTTTTTCCGAAACGCCAGACATGCTGGCCATTGTGCGCGTAGCGGGGGACAGCATGGAGCCGGACTACCAGTCCGGGGACCGGGTGCTGGTGGATACCGCACACCGCATTCCCTCCCCCCCCGGTGTTTATGTGCTGTGGGATGGGTTTGGCCTTGTGCTCAAACGGCTGGAGCTGATCCCCGGCATGGAAGAACCGCGCCGGGTGCGGATTATGAGCATTAACCCCGCCTATTCCACCTACGAGCTGACACTGGATGAAATCAGCATTAACGGCCGGGTTGTTGGAAAATGGACATGGAAGTAACCACACCCGCAGCCTAAGCCCCCCCTCCACCACACATCTGCGTGTAAGCAGAGCTTGCGTTGTGCGTTTATTATGCACATACTGGCCGCACGATGTTGAGGGAGAGCACTTTGGAACCGCATACGACCTGTTTTAACCCACCCCCAGCGCAGGCCGATGCCTACACCCAAGCTGCCCTGCGCGGCCTGTTCAGCACCGACACCCTGCCCAGCGCCACGGCAGAGGAACTCACCCGGTACGAACAGGCCATACGGCACCTGCGCGCTGCCAGCCACAGCCTGCAATGGCCCTGTTATTCCGATGCCGCCTTTGCCAGAACCCAACACCATTACTGCGAGGAAAGCATAGGCGAGATCGTCCAGACCGTGCGTGACCTGCTGGAGCGCCACATACAGGCACAACGGGCCGCCTTGCGCCCCTGAACGCCAGCCACCCGCCCCGGGAGCGGGAGCTGTGTTTGCTTCAGTCCCCCGGCCAGCTCCCCTGGTGCCGGGCAAGCAGGCGCAGCGCCACAGCCAGCGCCACCCCCACAAGCCCAACCACACTCCCGCCCAGCACCATGCCGCATTCAAAATCCACAGTCAT